TTTCTGATTGGTCGAGGAGTTTAATTGAGCCTATGTCCAAAAAGAAGTCTAAGGGTGGTAAAAGCAAGAAAATGAATAAGTTAAATGCGAAGTCAAATAAAAAGAAGAATAAAACCTTGAATAAAAAGTCGAATAAACAATCAAAAAAATAGAGATAGTATGTAAAAGTGATTGATATAGTAAATGTATACAATATCAATAATTATGTGTAATAAGAAGGAATTGAATCAATATTAACGGTAGGATTAGATGTAGTAGTAGATAAGAATTGTGAAAAATAAGGGTAAGAAAGCTGGTTTTCGGGCAGGTGTTCGTGAACAGTTCTGGCAATCATTTTATAGAGTTTAAAATCCGGATATCTTTCTTCTCCATTTTTTTTATATAACACATTTTTGCCATAATCGTCAGTGCACCATCTTGCGATGATTTTTTGGAATTCATTTAATTCGGTAGTGTCAGTTTCCATTATAAAATCGAAAATACTACACCCAAGGCGACATAGATCGAAACTGAGATTGGGTTCAATAATGGGTTTGTTTTTGTTGTAATATGGAGGGAAATTATATTGTGTGGCGGCATCATCACCGGGGGCGAAACTATCGCTGCAAAAGAGGTGGTCTTGAAATTTATAAATACCTCTTCCGAAATCAATGAGTTTGAATATTTTGCCATAGGTAGGTACTTTGTATGTTTGATTATTGTATTGATAGTAAATAAATTCAATAGAAGTTTCAATATACATAATGTTGTTTGTATGTAGATCATTGTGAGTAAAGTGAAAAGTTTTTTGTAAAACGATAAGAGTCATAATAATTTGCATTAGAAAGGCAGATGCATTTTCTTCTGTAACAAGATTATTTTCTAATAAATCGTCAAATGTACTAACACATTTTTCAAGACAAATACATTGAACGGGATAATTGTGTATATAAGCATTAATGTTCTCATCGCTGGTATCTGATGATTCGTCACTTGAGTATTCCGAATCATTTCCATCTTCTTCCTCCTCTCCATCTTCTTCCTCCTCTTCATCGCTATTTACAACATCGCTGTCGTCACTGGAATTGTCACTATCATAAGTATCTTCATCGACATTGTGTATATTGTTATTTTCGTATATAATCTCAGAGTCATCGTTGAGGTCTTCAATATGTGGAGTGGAGGGAGGTTCTGTGTTATCGATTTCTTCAATACAGAGTTCAGGTAGAGTAGAAGTACTAATATTGTGTTTTGGTGAATTAGATAGGTTAAGTTTGGTTTTGTTGGATCGAGAACTATTCGAGTAGAAATGTTGGTATGGTAAATTTTCAACTTCGTATAATTTATTTATATTTTCGGTAAAAAATGGGTGCCCATATAAAAAGTCGAGATCGTCGCAAATATTTGTTTTAAACTTATGTTGAACTCCAAGAAAGGAACCAAAATAATCGATTCCGTGAATAAAATTATGCTGATGTAATAGTTTAGAACAAAGAAAACTAAAAAAATTATCAATATAAGAAATGTTATTTTTATCAATCATTTTTTGGTTGGATAGAGAATTCGCATCTTTATTTAAAGAGGGTAGGTGAAAGATGGTGCGATCGTCTTTATAATTTCCAATTAAATATTTAGTGGGGTTAATAAGTGGAGAACATTTGATAAACACTTGCTTATCGTGTTTTGTATGGGTAGCTGTTTCAATAACTGTATCTAAAGTAAGAAACTGATATTTATGGTTTAGAGCGATATTGTTGAGATCGTTTTCTTGTTCTGTAAAGAAGAGTTCTAAAATTGGATAATAAGATTGAATCTTGTCAATAGAAAAGAGATTATAGAAAGAATCATCGGAAGACTTTTTCTCTAAAGAATCGAAATCGGGGTGAATTTTTGCTACACTTTGAATATGAAATGTATTATCCGGAGAATGCATATGAAAAATATGATAAATATATTTCATAATATAAAAATAATTGCTGAAATAAACTAAATCCGTTGTGATTTCATTATTTAAATATTAAGGTATTGTATTATGGCAGCTTTAGAATTAAAAAAATTTAGTATGAGAGATATTACATTTAAAAAGGAAGAAAATAAGGGTCCAGTAATAGTAATGATAGGTCGTCGTGATACGGGTAAGTCATTTTTAGTTAGAGACTTGTTGTATCATCATCAAGATATCCCGATTGGAACAGTGATGTCCGGTACTGAAGCAGGAAATGGTTTTTATGCAGCACACGTGCCTAAATTATTTATTCACGAAGAATACAATACCGTGTTAATTGAAAATATATTGAGAAGACAAAAGGTGGTGTTAAAACAAATGAACACTGATATAGCACAATATGGAAGGACAACAATAGATCCACGCACTTTTGTAATATTAGATGATTGTTTGTATGATCAAGGGTGGACAAGAGATAAGATGATGAGGTTGTTATTTATGAATGGTCGTCATTGGAAGATTATGTTGATCATAACAATGCAATATCCTTTAGGTATTCCTCCAAATTTAAGAACAAATATAGATTATGTATTTATATTGAGGGAACCATATTTGACAAATAGAAAAAGAATATGGGAGAATTATGCAAGTATGTTTCCTACGTTAGAAGCATTTTGCACCGTAATGGATCAAACAACAGAAAATTTTGAGTGTTTGGTTATAAATAATAATGCGAAATCAAATAAACTGAACGATCAAATATTTTGGTATAAAGCAGAAAAACGGCCAGACTTTCGACTGGGGTCTAAAGAATATTGGGAATTGTCCAAAAATATGGGATCAGATGATGAAAATGAAGAATATGACCCAAGTAAAAGTAAGAAAAAGAATGCACAGCAAATCAATGTAAAAAAAAACAAATTTTGAAATCCTTAAAGAATAAAAATTCATTAAGGATTCGTTTATTCCGAGTTGTCACTTAGGATGGAATCACTGTCACTTAGGATGGAATCACTGTCACTTTGTAACTCATCAATCTCCATAACGATGTCATCTATACTATCATTTCGTATGAGTTCTTGAGAATCAAAATCGACGGAAGTATCTGAGATACTATCAGAATCAAATATATCTACGCGGTCGGACAAAATATGTTCTTGTGAGGTACGACGAGTAGCACGAGGAGTAGGAGGAGGAATAGGAGGATAATTAGTAGTACGACGAGTAGCACGAGGAGTAGGAGGAGGAATAGGAGGATAATTAGTAGTACGACGAGTAGCACGAGGAGTAGGAGGAGGAATAGGAGGAGTAGACTGATCTATATCATTGGAAGAAATGTCCAATTGAAGTAGAAAAGTATCATCATCAATCACTTGCGTAGAATCTGGATGACTATTATAGCCCTGGTTATGGGTTAAGAATAAGCGTAACATATCCCGATTAGTATCGTCCTGATTTGCTGTTGATAAAATGGTGCTTAGTAGCCCAGAAGGCGAATCAATCGTCGTGCTTATTATCCCTGACTGCGAATCAACCTCTGTGGTATCTATAAGTCTATCTTGTATAAAACGACTTGGAACAGGTCGTTGTCGTTCCATTTGAAAATAATTATTATTATTGGCAGTATTATTGGAATAGTCAATGAACGGTATATGTTCAATATGAGAAGTATGAAATTGAGAACGACTATATTGTATTAAAGACGGGTGTTTATCTTCGTACTTGATAGTGCGGGTATTTGTAAACCCATTTTTATGTATATATTTTCGTCCGAATTTTGGGTTGAACGACACAAAATCTTCCATTTTGTAAAAAAACTCATCTCTGTATCTATTTTTTTCTTTAACTAACGACGAATTTTTTGCTAATAAATATAATTTCAGGTATGGTTCCATAATAGTGAATAACAACTCGTTTGGAAAATCTTTATGAATATATTCGAACCTGTTTTGTTGTATTTGATGATCATTAAAATAATAAAACATGGATTCAATTTCTTTTCTTTTCTTTGTGGGATTCAACCCCTTGATTCTATTGAGAGTGTTCTGTTTTTTAATATAATATTCGCAGTTATTTGCAAAGGCAGAGAGATCAAAATTCATTGTAAAATAAAGATGAAATAATGTAGGAATATTGTAATAGTTAAATTTAAAGAAAAAATAAATGGTATATAAATTAGCTTGTGTAAACGGAATATTATTATATGGATTTTTTAATGTTAATGGCTCAATAAATCCGTATTCATTATTAGACAGAGTCGTATTAATAATTCCCTTTAAATCAAACACTGTAAAATAATACTTTCTATTTGCGTGAAGAATACAACAATATTTTGTCTTATTTTCACAAAGTGTATTTAAATACATATCTTCTTCATTGCCATTTTTTGCGTATTTTAGCTTTACCATATGAACAAACCTGGATAAAGTCATATAATGTTTTTGCGCTTTGTTAAATAGATTCAAAACAGAAACACGGTCGATA